GCTAACATAAGTTTCTTTTTTAGCTTAAATTCTGGGGTTTCTACGCCCTTGGCATCTTCGACAATATATTGTCTTTCACCGTTCTCATCTGTCTCGTAATATGTATAGTCAGCAACGTAGGCGCAAATCTTTTGGTCATTAACAAGTATGTTAAATCTAATTTGCCTATCTAATTCCTCAATCTCTCCACGCTCAAATTTGAGGTAAAGCTGACCGTATCTTTCTGCTTCCCATTTGCTGTCAAACTTCATGCCCATAAACTCTGTCTTTTTAGCGCCGAATTTGTTGCGCTTCCCATAGAAACCTTTATTATATGCCATAGTATGCCCTTACTTTTGGAGGTTAAATTGACGGATACAGCTAAGTATAAATCAGTTGGTATTGATATTACTACATATAACAAGTTACGCAAGATTTGTGATGCTGAAGACCGCAATGTTCGACAGCAAATTTCTCGTATGGTTAATCAAGAATGGAGAAATGGCGGCTATACAAATAGTCCAGCATCTTCAGGAATTGCATCAATTAGTCAGAAAAATACTATCTAAACAGCGTTGCCAAGAATTTTCTGCTACATTTTCTTTGTCAAACTTTGCTGGGGATATTCTTCTTGTGGCTTGATTGTTTACAAAACCCACTGGATGAAACAGAACACGCTCATGATTAACGCCGACAAAGGCAATAATATCACACTGCTCTGATGTAAGAGGTGTTTTCTTTCCGCTGTAGCATGTATGAAACTGGTAGCCAGGTTTGCCTCTACCTGCCCCCTTGTCTTTTAATATGCTTGATTTCACTTGAACTCTTATTAAGGTTTTTTGGTGGTGTGCTATAATATCAATTGTATCTAAATTTACTATCTCGCATGGAACGCCCATTTTTAACAAGTGAACAATACAGATATGCTCTGCTAGTTTTCCTGCTTCAAAATTACCTAACATAAATTCCCCCAACAGAGGTTATGAAACTTATTTCTTGACGCTTCTTGGTCATTGTGACCATATTATTAGAATAAAGCAACAGTTAGGCGGAGATACCCGTGTATGATGAGGGTGACGGAACTTTTCAAAAGCTAATAGATAGCGGGCGCTGCCCGAAGTGCAGTACAAGCATGACGTTCAAGGACGAGGACTCAAAGCAGGACTATATGTCTTGCAACGTATGCGGCCTTGTTATGCTAACGCCAAGGTCTGTTGAGTTAGATATTGTTGTGGAGCTAGACTAATGTTTACTGTTGTTGTTTTAGCTTGTCACTTTCTATATGCAGATAGGTGCATAGATATAATTGACACTCGCGGCCCTTATTTAAAAGAAGAGCAGTGTGACGCTAGGGCAAGAGTTATGATAAAGGATTCTAGAGATATGTTTAAAAGAGACAGAATGCCTTTTAACATTATTGGCTGGAAGTGTGACAAGGAAAATACAGTTTAGGACTCTTCTCCACAAGTCTCTCCCTGGCAACAGTCGTAAATTACCTGACTACAGGTAACACACTGCTCATGACCGTGTACAAACACAGTCTTTAGCTCTTCACCACAGCGGTCGCACCGCTTGCAGTGGCGCTTTATCTCAGGCTTCTCCATCTGACAACGCCCTCATCCGTGATACCAAACGTCTTGCGCGGTTCGGAACCTGAGTATACCAACGGCTATCAACCATCTGGTCCGCCGCCTCATTCCAGTCACGAGCATCAACACCAGCCTTCATACCTTTGAACTTGGACAGTCTAGGCCGACCCATGTTAAACATCATGTTGGCAACAATCTTCTGGCACTCGTCTGGTAGGTTAGCGAAGTCAGAGTACAGAGTCATGCAATCGTTAATCGTGACAGCCATGTCTAGGTTGAATACCTGATGCACCCGCTCCTGCTCAATGACTGTGCCGACTTCCTTACCGTACTCTCTATCCTCTTTAGTCACCAAGTGACCTATGCCGAATGTAGGTAGGCCTAGGTGGTCCAAGTATATCTCGTACTTGCATCCCTCGTCTTCAGCGAGTTCCTGACGAAGCTCGTTAAGCACCGTTGATTTCATCATGGTTGTAGTAATCCTGCTGTTGACCCCCGGATGCCGAGTGCCTGGGCGATGCCAGGGTTCTGCGCTGCCTGCTGACGCAAATTGTTCGGGCCAGGGGCTGCCGGCGTAGCTTGCTGCGGCATAGCCGGAGAATTGTTCGGGGTTGGCTGCTGAATCTGTTGACTCAGGTTAGATATCTGCTGACTCAATCCTGAAGAGTCTGCAACTGCCCTGACCTGGTTTTCTAGTTCTCTTTGACCTTCTTGTATCGACTGTCCGGTACCTTGAGTAATACGCCTCATGGAATTAACCATAAGCTTTCCTAACAGGCTTGCTCTTTGGTCCTGGTTAAGCCCAGTTTTCAACTTCTGGTAATCTTCCATTATGCTTTTGTAGTAAAATTTAGAGCTGAATATTCTTCCCATAATACTAAGGCGAACAATTTTCTCTAAATTCTGCATAGGTCCAGCTGCTATGTTTGCTGCTATCAAGTCACCGCCTGTAGCGGTTTGGGAGTTTACTTTAAGCATTTTAGCAAACTTTACTAAATCTTCTCCATCTGCGTCCCCAAAGATAGCCTTTAACTTACCACCTTCATCAGCGTCAATAATCCTTTTAGCGAAAGCCGCTAAAGACTTGCCGTCTGTTGTTACGCTGTCTCCAAAGTTAGAGATTAATCTCTCCATGTAATTACCGCGTATTTTGCTGATAGCTTCTTCATTGCCTTCAAAAACATTCATTATTTGTTTAATGTCTTTAGGCTTTGTGGCAGCATCAGCAATTACATCAGCCGCTTCTTGTGGGCGAAGGCCGCTGGCCCCGCCCCTCTGAAGTTTAAGAAGTGCCTGGCTAAGATTTTGAGTATGTATTGCTGACTGTGTTTCTGCCAAAGCTGTTAATTTATCAACTAAAGGAGCGCCCTCTCCGAGGTCTTCAGAAAGCTTCTTTATCACACTTGAATCTAAATTAGAAACCGATGTCTTTTCTATTGTGTCGGCAAGTTTTCTAATTTTGGCGGCATCAGGCCCGAACAGAACATCTGCTGTTCTTCCAAGGTCACGAACAGACTTAGCAAAAGCCGCACCCTTAAATTTAGTTGGGTCAATGTTGTCGCCTGCTTTAAGACCTGAATTGGTAAGGGCATCATTAAGCCACTCACCGGCAATTTTTTGCCTGAATGCTTCTGATGACTGTATTTTTGCATCCTTAGATGCCCCATATTCAACAGCCTTTAACATTCTTTCTAAGACCAAAGGCTTGTCGTTCTTTATTATTTTGTCTAGGCGAATATCGTCAACGCCAGGGCTTTGACCGGTTCTTGCCTTGGCTCCAATGCTTTTAATAATTCCAGAGGACTCAATATCTTCAAATATTGTAGCGCCTTCATTATAGACTTTTCTAGCATTGTCTAATGAGTCAGATGCTCTTAACAGAACTCTTTTGTCCAAATCAGTTAATTCGTCAGACGCCTCAATCGACTCTTTTACAAAGTTTGTGTTAAGCTTAACATCTGTTTTTCTAAGCAAATCATTAATTGCATCACGTTCTGTTTTGCTGGTAGCTTTGGATAATTTATCATTTAAGGCTTTTCTTAATTTGTATGCCTGAACATAAGAAATCTTGTCTCCCTTCACGGCATTAACAGCATCAAGAGCCTTTTTTAAAATAGGGTACTCATCGCCAGCAAGACCAGCAACTTCATCATCCGCTATTGCTGCGGCTCTTGCTTTTATATTGCCTATTGGAATTATATTTTTTGCGCCACCATTGATTTCTAACGCATCGTCAATAGACTTAAAAGCAATAGATACCTCACTATCAAAAGCCTTTTGAGCATTGATTAGTATCTCAAATGTTTCTGTGTCGATGTCTACGTTCTTAGATGCAGCCGCTCCAAGGTCATCTCCTAAAGCTCTTGCTGTCTGAAGAACCGATTGTTGGGCTTGTCTTTGTAACTCATCAAGTCTCTTGGCCTGCGCTCCTGTTGCCGACAGAAGCATCTGTCCGATTTCATCGTCATCGGCACCTGAGAACTTTGACCTAAAGTTAATAAGTTTTTGCTGTAAAACTTCAAAATTCTTCTTTAGACGAGGAGAAGAGCCAAAAACCTTTTCACCAATAGCCTGCTGCCTTGCTATGAGCTGATTAGCTCCGATAGCAGACAAGCTAGGAGCCATACCAAGTTTTGTAAGCTCTCCTGTTACAGGGTCTACTTTTGCTCCACCTTCGATAAGAGCATCACCAATCTCAAGAATTTCTTCATCTGTTTTGCCTTTGCCAGGTCTTAGGTAGTTGCGACCTGCCCTAATACCGAAGCCAAACGTACCCAAGGTAACATCTGACAAAAATCCAATTGCAAACTCTTTTCCTAAGTCACCTACGACCTCTTCGGCTGTTTGGTCTTGCACGCCGCCAATTGCTTCAACACCTTCTTCGACTGCTTGTCCTACAGCCGCTCCGGTGCCAGCGCCAACTGCGCTACCAAGTAGCATACCTAATGGTCCAAACGGCGCTCCAGCGGCAAACCCTTTTGCTGCGCCCGCAACACCGCCCACTACTTCAGGGACAATGCCAGCTAAGTCAGCTAAGTCATAACGACTGAACCCGCCTTCATCAATTAGTGTAGCCTTAGAAAGGTCCAGTCCAAGTTTCTTGCCACCAGACGGTGTGATAGCCAAGCGACCTCGTGAGTCACGGTCATAATCCTGTTCTGTAAGTCCGTAAAGCTCCCGAAGCTGTAGCTCTTCCTCTGCTGGTGTTTCAGCAGCGGATAGCTTTGCACGAAGCCCGGCGTCCTGAATACCAGAAGTAGTGTCGAACAGTTGTTCGTCTTGAGAACTTTTTTCAGAAACATCTGACCTTGGTGCTTTTGCCTTTCTTTCACTTATTATTTTCATAAGCTTTAATTCTTCTGAAGGCGTAGGTTGCTCTCCTTGAATCTCAACAAAAAAGCTATCTCCAGGAAGCTCAATTTTTATTCTTTTTGCCATTATAGGCTCCTAAGATAACTTTATAACATCAAGTCCGGTTTCATCATCCTTAACCATTTGCACACCCGTAAACCCAGATGTATCAAGACCGTAAGCAGAGGCTGCGGAGCTTCTTAATATACCCATGCTATCTTGGTAACTTTTTTCGTTTCTGTAACGACTTTGGTCTGTGTAAATTTCAAGTCTTGAATTTAATTTTTCTCGTTTTGAGGTAAATATATTCATAGCTTCATCAATTCTTGCTAAGGCTATTGAAGGGTCTCCTCCAAAGTCTATTTTGCCAAGTAAATTTTCAACATTCTTAATGTCTACGTTTGAAATTCCATTTCCTGTTTCTTGAGTTAGAAATCTTTTAAATTGAGCTATGACTCTATCACGAATTGCATCTGCTTTTTGCAAATCACCAGCCAAAACAGCTTTGTCGTTGTAACCAACAAAAACTTCAACCGTTTCTCCATCGTCATTTTTTCTTTTTTCAAATATGGGCTCTTGGTCCATATTAAAGCCAAATGAACGCGTCGCCCCTTCTAAAAACCCTTTAGCTCTTTGTAAACTTGTACCGCCAGGCTTAGACATATTTGAAGAAATTAAATACCTCATTTCGGCAAGAGCATTTGTTCCCTCATTAACATCAGCCAAGGCTCCACCAAAAACTCCTATTTCATCTTCAGGATAAACAAATATTGATTGCCCATCTGTTTCTCTAATTCCAACAGTTGTCTTTAACCCAGGCAGTCCTTTGTCGTCTATTTGTTTTACGTTTTTAAAGTCATATTTTCCCTCAGAAGCAGCTTTAGCGGAAGCTGCTTGGTGTTCTAAAATTTTAAGCTGAATGGCGTTGTTATGCTCCATTCCCTTTAGCTCTCTCTTGGTTTGAGCGTCAATATTAGTTTGCATCAGTTCACTAAGTCTACCTTGAGCGGCGCTCAATGAAGAAGCTCTGGCTGTCGCGTCCTTTGCAACTTGTTGTAATCCGTACTTACCAGCCGCTATGCGATTAGCGCGAGCAGTATCCTTAGCTTTCTGGAATGCAGGAGCCGCCGCTGTACCAGCCTCTCCAAGAGCGGAAAGAGCTTTAGATACATCAAAGCCTTTACCAGCCTTGTTCTGCATAAGAGCTAGGCCAAACGCCATGAGAGCTTGAGACTTGTCAGCTTTACCATCAATGCTAACACCAGTAGCTTCAGCAAATTCCTTCATATAGTCTTCTGTCTTTTTGGCGTCAGGGTCATTACCCTTTAATGCCTCTATAGCTCGCATTTGGTCTTCTATCATGCCGCCATACGGGTCAAACGCCCCTTCTGAAGCGCGTCCAGCACCGCCAAAAGGCTCTAATGGGTCGTCATTTGCAGAATCACCGCTCTGTTCAGATGATTGTTGTAGTTCTGCTCCAAGGTTGTTTATCGCACCTTGTGTGGCAAATCCTAAGTCGTCATCATAATCTTCCATTGATTCGGGAGTCGGCCCCTCTATAAACTGACCACTTCCACCGAAAGGCTCAAGACCAGTAACGTCACCACCGAACCCACCGAATCTACCAAGGTCCATTTCATTTTTCAGTCTGTTTGCCTGCATCTGATTGGCTGTCTTTTGGTGTCGGTTGTATATACCACCAAAGAAGTCCATTACATCACCCACTACAGGTGGGGTTGGCGCGTTGGGATTTGTTACCCTAGCCGAACTAACAAGAGAGTCTACTGTCGGTGTCCCAATGTTACCTTGAGGAGTCAGCCCGGCTGCCGCTCTATAAGCATCAAGGGGCTGGGGAAGTCCAAGGTAATTATCCATTCTTTCTTGTGCGCTTCTTCTTGCCACCGTGTTTACACCGGAATCGAGATTAGAGCGTGATTGACCCCCTCCAGGCTGAGATCGGAAGAGCGTCGTGTAGGGAAAGAGTGTAGATCTCGGTGGTCGCCGTATCATTAAAAAAAAAAAGTGACCAAGGTCTTGGTGCAGTTTAATTGATTCAATTACTTTTTGTAACATCTTCATAGCAGTATGTGTGAGTTCGTATTCTTCCTCA